CCACGGGCCGAGGACTTCAACGATTCAGAAATAGCATCCATGCTACGCCTGCTCGTTGGACTGCTGCTTACCAAGCTGCAGGTTAGTGGTGCATATGCACTCGATAACGAGAACCTCCTCCGCCTCATGGCGGGGGAAGCATAAGTTAACATACCTGCGCAGCAATGCGCAAGCGTGTTAAGCGAAGACCATCGCTGGATTCAGTAGTGATACTGAAATTACCCAGTCGGTGGCTAAGACTCCTTAAGGGAGTCGCTAGTTTGGCTAAACCTGTTGCCTTATTAGTCCGATATTTATCGGGGCGGTAGCATGGATCATATACTTGTCTGGTTAGGAGAATTACCTTATGGGAATTCGTAATAGCCTATCCCTATACAGGGACATGACAATAGAGCTATGCTATGATGTAGCCGAGCAGTTCGTTGGTTGTCCTCATTTTCATCGCGACATCGTAGAAATACGTAGTCGTTTTGATTCTGAGGGTTTGAGTTTCTTAACAAAAACTCTTCCTATGTATGGAAAGGCCCTTGACAAGGCCCTCCATAGTCGTCAGCCCCTATCGTTACCTGGATTAAAGTTAATCCCCGGTACTAAGATTCCGAGATTCCTCGGTAGTCTTATAAGGTTGGTTGTCGACGCCAATGGATACATCCGCAGTGATGCGAATGTGAAAGCGCTCGGAGCGCTGCGACAGATCTTCTTCTTGTTCTACAAGCTAGAAGTCCCATCGAGCGATTCCTCGCGCAAGCGAGTTATCGATTCGTTCAAAGACGTCGAGACGGAATTGTCCAGAATGGAGATTCCCTCTCAATCGTCGGTTGTGCTCCAACGAGCCAAGGTTTTAGTAACCATGGTTCTTGGTGCTGTTCGTGCCGGGGAAATAGTTCCCCGACACGGTCCTGGTTCTGTCTCAACGGGTGAGGAGGTACACGAGAAATCCTTTTTTCGTACTACCTACAATGCTCTTGATGCCGTGTATCCATTTACTGAATACATGATGTTGGGCACTTCTCACGTAGTTGACCGGTTACGGGATAACGAGCTGCCCTTCAGTCTAGAGGAACATCCGACCGCAAAGGTCGTTCTTGTTCCCAAGGACTCTAGGGGCCCAAGGCTCATTTCATGTGAACCCCTGGCCATCCAGTGGATTCAGCAAGGTCTTCGTGCCGTTCTTTACGACACGATAGAGACACATCCATTAACACGCGGTCACGTAAACTTTCGTGACCAAACGGTTAATCGTAATCTCGCCCTTGTATCATCTGTTACGAGACATCTCGTAACGTTGGACATGAAGGACGCGTCAGATCGAGTATCCCTAAGTCTAGTCGAAAGGCTATTCTCAGGAACGCAGATTCTAGAAGCCTTAAAGGCAACTAGGTCCACGCGTACTCGTCTGCCGGACGGACAAGTAGTGCTTATGCACAAGTTTGCACCGATGGGGTCAGCATTATGCTTTCCCGTCGAGGCGCTTGTGTTTTATGCACTTGCTGCTGCAGTTATCAGTACACATCGTGGAATATCGCTGCGTAAAGCAACGAAGGACCTATATGTGTACGGCGACGACATTATATGTAATGCAAAAGACTACGCATTACTGATGGCGTTCTTTCCCACCGTTGGACTTATGTTCAACGAGGATAAATGCTGTCGCGGAGGATTCTTTCGAGAATCCTGTGGGTGCGACGCCTATAAAGGCGTCGATGTTACACCTACTCGCATTAAGACCGTGTGGTCTCGTCGCAAGCAGATTAGTGCCACTGAGC